CTAACTACACAGGTGGTACAGCAGGTGTAAAGGTTGGTCTAGTTTATCCAACAATGGCAATGCGATTCCATGAATCCGGCACGCTACAAATTCGCGCCAATGTCGTTGCAAATGGTCAGCTTGAGATTGGCATCTACGGTTATGTTTGTGTAGTTAATCGCTACCCAACAGCATTCCGCGCAGTACAGGTTGCATAAATAACACACTAAGTCGCTCTAGGGGGTCAGTAGCCCTCTGACTCCCTAGAGTCTTTAGAAAGGAATGGGAATGGCACTAACGACAGTCGCAGAGCTTCGCAGCACTTTAGGCGTAGGCACTTTGTATAGTGACGCTACCCTTCAAAGTGTTGCAGATGCCGCCGATGATGTCCTCATTCCTATGCTGTGGACTCCTAATGAATTTGCAGTAGCACACAGTAATGTACCTAGCGTAGGCACTCTTTATTTTAATATACCTGTTGCCGACATCTTTTATGTCGGCGAAGTTGTAGCAATTTCTAATTGTGGCACTAAATATGCAGGCAACAAAACAATTACAGCAGTCGGTGAGTATTCAATTAGCATGGCTACTACTCACACTAACACTGTTCAATATCACCCAATCGAACCTTATGGCACTGTTGCTCCAGAGTCTTACACAGACTGGACTTTAGACGAAGCTGTACAAAACGCTGCACTAATGATCAGCGTTGAAATCTGGCAAGCAAGAACCGCTACCCTTTCAGGTTCTAACGCTGTCGATTTCCAGCCATCCCCGTATAGAATGTCTAGTCAATTACTGGCAAAAATACGGGGATTGATTTCTCACGCACTAGATCCTAGAAGTTTTATAGGCTAGGCCATGCCAGTTGCAATTACTACTCTTAGAACTACTTTAGCAACAGCATTAGTAGATAATACAAAATACCAAGTTTTTGCCTTTCCTCCGGCCACTGTACTCGCCAACTCGGTAATTGTAAGTCCGGCAGACGAATACATCACGCCTAGCAATAATCAGCATATAAACATTAGTCCAATGGCTAACTTTAATATTGTGATAACTGTGCCGCTTTTCGATAACGAGGGCAATTTGAACGGCATAGAAGATTCAGTTTGTGCAGTTTTTGCTAAGTTAGCAGCATCATCTTTGACCTATAATATAGGCGCAGTAAGCGCACCTAGTATTCTGAACGCTGCAAGTGGAGAACTTCTCAGCTGCCAGATGTCCTTATCAATCCTAACAAGTTGGAGCTAATATGTCAGAGCTAACACCAGAGGATCTAGCCTTCTTGAAAAAGATTGGTCAGACTTCAACATCAACACCTAAGCCAGTAACTACAAAGAAAGAGGATGAATAATCATGGCGATTTTTCTCAATAACAAGGTTGGTTTTAAGATCGCAACAGTGAATCTTTCTGACCATGTAACTGCTTTTACACTTAACCGCGTACTAGATCAAATTCCTGTCACAGCGATGGGCGATACAGCAAATAAATTTGTGACTGGATTGTCATCAGATACAATAACTGTAACATTCTTAAACGACACAGCAGCAGGATCAGTTCTTGCAACATTACAGGCAGCATTTGGATCTACAGTTGCTTTCCAAGCAATCCAAGATTCATCATCTGCTGTATCAGCAACAAACCTTCTATATTCAGGTACAATTTTGGTTGATAACCTAACAGACATCAACGGCGCTGTAGGCGATGAAGGAATGATCGACATTACCTTTACTTGCAATAGCAAGACTTCATACGCTTCAACAGGTACTTGGTCATAAACTAACTAAACAAAGGGGCAAAAAATGGCAAGACTAAAGATAGTTCGTGTAGATGGAAGCGTACTAGAAGGTGAAATCAGCCCAGCGGTTGAATATAGCTTTGAATTGTACGCAAAAAAGGGCTTCCACCAAGCGTTTCGTATTGACGAAAAGCAGACGGATGTCTATTGGCTTGCTTGGGAAATTACTCGTAGGTCAGGTGAGACTGTAAAGCCATTCGGAATTGAGTTCATAGAAACATTAAAAAGCGTTTCTGTCGAGGACTCAGACCCTTTAGCTTAAAGCGCGATCTCCCGTTCACCTACCTTATTGCTAGGCTAAGCATAAGGTTAGGGATCGCGCCACAGCATTTATTAGAGTTAGACAAAGTAATGCTAGATGCTTTACTTAAAGGCTTAAAGGATGAAGCGAAGGAGATAAAAGATGCCAGCAACGCTAAAAGGCGCCATTGAACTTCGCAAGGCATTAAACACCTACGCTCCAGACTTAGCAAAAGAATTAACTAAAGAACTTGGTAAAATTCTCAAGCCTGTAGTTAGTGAGGCAAGATCATTAGTGCCTCCTACATCTCCTATGAGTGGATGGGCTGAATCTTCCGGTAAAGGCCGTCTGTTTCCAAAATATAATGCAGGCGATATTCGTAGAGGTATTATTTACAAAACTACACCTTCTATGCCTAATAGGGCAGGATTTAGAAACTTAATACGAATACAAAACAAAACTATGATCGGTGCTATCTACGAAACTGCCGGTCGCAAAAACGGTCAAGGGCAAGACTGGGTAGGCCCTAATGCCGGTGGAGCAAGCAAGGGTGTTTCTAGATCTGTTAATCCTTATGCTGGCAATCAATTTATTTCTAATCTAGGCAACCTTTATGGCCCTAATAAAAAAGGCGATCATCGCATGATGGGCCGCTTGATTTTTAGAGCATGGGCTAAAACTGAGGGCAAGGCTACAGCATCAGTGTTTAAGGCCATAGAAAGTACAACAGATAAATTTAATAAGAGAACACAAATGGTAGATATAAGAAGGGCCGCATGAGTAATGTAGCGATCAATATTGCGGCAGAGTTCACTGGTAAAAAAGCATTTAAGCAAGCTGAAACAGCAACCGATAAACTTACCAAAAATGTCAAAAGATTTGCAGGCGCAGCTGGTATTGCTTTTGGTACATCCGCAATCCTTGCTTATAGCAAGGCATCAATAAAGGCTTTTGCTCAGGATGAAGCTGCTGCATTAAGACTTAACAGAGCAGTTGAGAATCTAGGTATTGGCTTTGCTAATCCGGGAATTGCTGAATACATTGACAATTTAGAAAGATCAGCTTCTATTGCCGATGATGTTTTAAGGCCGGCTTTTCAATCTTTATTGACCACTACTGGGTCATTGACTCAATCTCAAAAGTTACTTAATGATGCAATCACAATTAGCCGAGCATCTGGAATTGATCTTGCCACAGTCTCAGAGGATCTTGGTAAAGGTTATATTGGGATTACTAAAGGATTGACTAAATATAACGCAGGTATAACTAGAGCAGAATTAAATACTAAGTCATTTAATGAACTTTTAGGAATTATTCTTGGTAAGTCTGCGGGTGCAGCAGAAGATTATTTAACTACAACTTCATTTAAGATGGATACTTTAAGTGTAGCTACAGGTAGAGCATCTGAGAAAATTGGTAAAGGTTTTGTTGATGCATTAGCTAGAGCAGGCGGCGGCACAGAAGCTACTGATGCTACTATATTTTTAGAAACCCTAGCCGGTGCTTTTAACAAAGTAACACTAGCAGCTGGTACTAGCGCAGGTGGAATAACTAATGTATTTAGAACATTAAAAAATCTACCCAAAGATATTTTTAGGGGTTTTGTTGGCGCTCAGACAGGCGTTAATTTAGCGCCACCTGCTAAAGCTACTTCTAAATTAACTCTTAGCGAAAAGAAACAACAGCAAGCACTAGCAAAATTAGAAGCTGATGCAGTAAAAAGAAACAAAGAATTGCTTGCATTAAAGAAAAAACAAGTAAGCACCACAAAGCAAATGACAGCTGACAAGCTAAAGCAAGATGCCCTAGATAAGGCTTCTCTAGCCCTTGCTCAAGGTCAGAAATTATTTGATGAAGAAGGAATCCAATTAGCGGCTGCCGCACAGGGAGCCTTGACAGAAGAAGAACGCACTCGCCTAGCATTAAAGACTGACATTTATAACCTAGAGGCAGCAATTAACGAGGGCAACCTCACAGCTGCGGCTAAATTGGCCAACAGCATGGTTGCCAATGCTCAGAAACTAGCAACCCTACGCAGTGATATGATTGACCTTAATTATGTTCAGAATCCTTTTGATGCATGGTTATTGACTATTCAAAAGATGGCTTATGAACTATCTACCCTTGCAATGATTAAGCCTGTTACTAATGCCTCTGTTTTCTTTACTCCAGAACAAAAGGCAACAGCTGATTTATTGTCAGATGCTAAGGCTAAGATTACTAATAAAATTCAAGGTGATCTTGAAGATAGGCTTGCAGCACTAGCAGAGGCTAAAGCTAAGATTGAGCGCAAGATTGGCGTAGATACTATTGGCACTAACGCAAGTCCAGCATCTTTTGGAATGAGTGGATCTGCAAGCGGTAGTACATCTATTGTTGTAAATGTCGCTGGATCAGTTTCTACAGAGCGCGATTTAGTCGCAGCCATTACTCAGGGGCTTTACACTCAACAGGCATCAGGTACTCCAGTTACTTACAGTACGGCTTACTAATGGCATTACCAGCAACCCCTATTGTCAAGATCAATTTGACTGGTGGAGCATCTTTTGGTGATCCATTTATCTTAGATACTTCTGAACTTGATTTTGCTATTCTTGCTGATCCCGGCACTGTTATAGTTGATGTTTCTAATCTAGTTGCTAAAATTGATACTCGTAAAGAGCGCAATTTATTTCAGGATAAGTACCAGTCAGGATCGGCAACAGTCAGGATTCTTGATCAAACGGGCGCGTGGAACCCCCAGAACACGGCCAGCATTTACTATCCCAATCTTGTACCTTTACGCTCTATTGTTATTGAAGCCAATTACTCAGGCACTGTATATCCAATTTTCAAAGGTTATATTACTGAGTATCTATACACTTACCCTAAAGATCAAGAAATTGGCTATGTCGATCTAATTTGCTCAGACGCTTTTAGATTGGTATTTAACTCCAATATAACAACCGTCACAGGCGCTACAGCAGGGCAAGACACTGGCACTCGCGTAGATAAAATCCTAGACACAATTGGCTGGCCATCAAGCTCAAGGTCAATTATGCTCGGTGACACCCTTTGTCAGAATGATCCAGCAACTACTAGGTCTGCATTACAGGCCATTGAGACTGTAACCTTTACAGAGCAGGGAGCCTTCTACTTTGACAAGGCTGGCAATGCAGTCTTTAAGGATAGAGACTTTGTTTATACATCATCTTCTGCGACACCTACAGTCTTTTCTAATGCGGTTGGATCGACAGATATTCCTTACGCTGGAATTACATTTGCCCTTGATGACAAAACAATCGTTAATCAGGCTTCTGTCACACGCACAGGCGGCACAACTCAGACTGCCTCAGATACAGCTTCTATTGAAAAATTCTTTCTTCACAGCATTACTGCCAATGATATGCTTATGGAGACAGATGCCGAGGCTTTGGATCTTGCTTCTAACTTTGTGGCAAGTCGTAAAGATACAACCATTAGAATCGAAACTATTACCCTTGACCTAGTAACTTTAGGCTATGGAGCAGGGGTTACAGCTGCACTGGATTTAGATTACTTTGACCCTATGCAGATCACAAATGTAAATGTGGCAGGTACTACTATTGTCAAGACTCTCCAATGTCAAGGCATAGCCCACAGCATTACGCCTAACACATGGCGCACTACCCTCACGACTCAGGAAAATGTCCTTGATGGCTTCATCTTGGATTCGACATTATACGGTATCCTTGACACATCCGTATTGGCATACTAGGAGAACAAATGGCAGCAGGATTAGGCTTTAAGACATTCACCAGCGGTGAAGTTCTAACAGCGGCAGATGTAAATGGCTATCTCATGCAGGGCGTTGGAGTCTTTACCGATGCTGCTAATCGTGATGCCGAAATTACTTCTCCTCAAGAAGGACAATTTGCTTATCTAAAAGATACAA